ACGCAACCATCGAGAAGATCGCCAGGGAGTTGGTGCGGTGGGTGGACGAGAAGGCCAAGTGGGACGAGCCCGCTGAAGCCCGCCGCATCCTGTCCCTGCTCGCGCCGGAGTTCCGGGAGCGTGAGAAGGCGGAGTGGCTGGCGTGCGCCGATTCTCTTCGGTGTTTCTGGGGCGGGTCTGCCGGCGAGCGCACCTATCAGGCCGCTGTTGCCGAGGCCGAGCGCCGCTACCCCAAGGAGGAGAAGGCGTGACGATTGACGAGGATATCGCCGAATGCCAACGGCGGCTCGACAGGTTGCATGCCGGCTATGTCCGCAAGATGCAGCGGGACGGACGGGGGATGAGCCGAGCGCAGACGACAACCTACAACGCCCGCACTGGACAGCTCGCCGAGCGGATCGCGGAACTGCGGCGGTTGAAGAGGCCCGCCGAGAAGGAGGCGCGGAAATGATGCGTGCACCCAGGATCGCCGTGCCGCCGGGATACGCGAAGGCCGCGCAGGCCGGTATCTCCGCCGAGGATGCGGCGCGGTACGAAGCTGCCATCGAAGCCAAGGACGCCGCGCTGGATGCGTGCATCGAGGCGATGGAGGGCTACTTGGACTGCAACGAGGCCGATTGTGCCATGTGCCAACCGTTTCGCGACGCGAAGATCGCCGCGAGGAAAGCGAGGCAGTTGTGAGCGAGCGGCAGCAACTCGAGATTCTCGGGAAACGGTGGAGCCTCATCTGGGTGCCCAACCTCCGGGGGAATCTCGGGAGAACCGACCACGACCTGCTCCGCATCGAGCTCGAGCTCGGGTACCCCGAAGATCGAACCATCGCCACGCTACTGCACGAAGCCCTCGAGGCCATCAATCGCGAGCTCGTCCTCGACCTCGACCACGATACCATCGAGCGCCTGGAGAGCGGGTGGTTTGCCTTCTTCAAGGCGCAGGGTATCGATCTGCGCCCGCTGATCAGGGAGCCAGGCGCATGAGGATCCCCCTGCGCGACGACCCGACGCTGGCCCTCACCCACGACGAGCTCGTAGCGCAGGCCGCGCAGTACCTCGAGTACCGCGGCTGGCTGGTGCTCCCTACCCACGACGCGCGCCACCGGCCGCTCGTGCCGGGGATCAGCGACCTCATCGCGATGCGCCGCGCGAGGAATCTGCTGGTGGAAATAAAGATCGGAAGGGACGACCTGCGCGCCGACCAGATAGCCTTCGCCGACCGCGCGATCGCCCGCGGTCTCGAGGTTCACGTGGTCCGCAGCTTCGAGGAGCTGACCGACCTGATGCACCGCATCTGACGAGAGGAGTGATACATGGACATTCTTGATAATGGGGTGATGAGATTCTCGACCGGGAAGGTCATCAACACAAGCTATCACATCATCGGGATTGATCCCGAGCTCAAGATTTTCAGCGGCTATGATGATGCATTGTTTCTTTGGGAAGAAGAAAAGCTAACATCCGCAGAGCGAAAGGAACTTGCCGAGCATGTAATCGCCCTCTGGCAGAAGTGGGCGAATCTCAAACCATAGCATCTGACGCATGACGCGACCGGGAGGGGACGCAACGAGTATAACACCGAGGTTCGACCTGTACTGGCTGGAGGAAATGCTCAAAGGGGTGTCGTACGGCGAGGTGGGCATCACCTACGTCCTGCATGAGGGCAAGATCGTGAACACGAACTATGTCCTGCAAACCAAGAGCAAGCCGCAGCAGTCGACCGGGCCGCCGGTGATCCCGTTCGTGAGACGCACATAGGGTCGAGGTTCTGGGCTTCGACATCGCCGACTGAAAACAGAGGCGAGGTCACTCCTTCGGGAGCGGCCTCGCCTTTTTTATTGCGCGAGGGAGGGGAACGTGACGACAGATCAATGCATCGCCGTGATGAGGAACAGCACGGTTCATGACCATGTTTGGAGCGAGGCCCGGCGCATGAGCAAGCGGCCGGAGGTTCAGGAGGAGTACGTCCAGGAGGCATGGCTCGCGATCTCGCAGGCGCCGGCGCAGAAGACGGATGACTACTACATGGAGGTTGCCACGACGGCGATCGAATCTGCGCGATGGCAGGAATACAAGGACGCGCGTCTACTGCATCGGGCCCATGATCCGACCGGTGATCGAGAACGATGGGAGAGCGAGGGGAGGGCATTCGCTTCTGGATGCAAGAAAACGCCCGAGCGGATGACCGATCAAGACCCGAATTTCATGAAAACGAGACGCAACATTGACCTAGCCCAGTAGAGATATTGGAGAAACACACTACAGATTGGAAAGAGATGCGGGCCTTGGGCCAAGTAGCATGCGACGTTTACGGCATGGCGAAGATACCCACTCGGCCCGCATCGCCTCTCTCCTCCCTCCTCCTCGCCCGCCCGTGCAGGCCCCGCTTCCTACGCGGGCGGGTATCTTCATGAGGAGGCGCACAAAAGGAGTCCGCCATGAAGCTATAGGGAGGTGCTGAGACATGGCGCGACTCGTTTCGGGGCAGAAGCATCGGAGCGGCAAGAAGGGCTCCCGTGCTTACGGCCGCAACAAAGTGAAGTGCGCTCGCTACCGGGCGCAGGGACGGCGGGAGAAAAACAAGGCCCGCCGGATGGCGAAGCGGATGCGCTGGCTGGAGAAGCGGCGCGCGCGCGCTGACTGATACGTAGCATTTCCAGGTAGGGACACCGGCGGCCGGTACCCGGGTTCATATCCCGGGCCATGTGGTTCGACTCCACGCCCTGCCTTCGGGGGCCGCTCAGGTGAGCGGCCCCTCTCGTTGAAGGGAACCGCTGGTAAGGATGAATGGCGAAGGAACCGCACATCACACCGATGGAGGCTCGGTTCTTCCTTGCCTACATCAACGGCAAGACGCTGACCGACGCATACCTCTCCATTCGCCCGAAGGTAACGCGCAAGTCGGCCGGCCAGTGCGGTCACCGGCTGCTGGATCAGATCAAGCAGAAGGCATCATGGCATGAACTGCTCAACGCGGCCGACCTCGGCCCCACGCGGCTCGTCCGTGAAGTCGACAGGCGGCTCCGCGCGGAAACCACCCACTTCTACCAGGACAAGGCCGTCGCGGACGTCGAGGACAACGGGACGCGCATGCGCGCTACTGAGCTGCTGGCTCGCATGCTCGGCATGCTTCGCACCGACATCGACCTTCACACCGACACCATCGAGATCATCCCCCCACCACTGCCCGACGAAGAGAAGCCCGATGACGATTGATTTCTCCCGTCTCCCGCAGGTGATCAATCGAGTCTACTACCCGCTGCTGTGGAACACGCACCGCTACAACGTCCTGTATGGCGGGGCGGGATCCGGCAAGAGCTACTTCGCAGCTCAGCGCTACGTCTACCGCCTGATCGCGAAGAAAGGGCATAACGTCCTCGGCGTTCGCAAGGTCGACAAATCGAATCGCGACTCGACCTTCGCCCTCATGAATCAGGTCATCCATGCATGGGGGCTGTCGTCGCTGTTCCGCATCACCCTGCAGCCGCTGTCGATCACCTGCAAGCACAACGGCAACCAGATGTTGTTCCGGGGGATGGACGACTCCGAGAAGATCAAGTCCATCACCTTCGCGAGCGGCCCCCTCACCGACATCTGGGAGGAGGAGGCCAGCGAGTTCACCCCCGAGGACGACCGCCAGCTCCGCCTGCGCCTGCGCGGTTACTCCGCCGTCCCCAAGCAGGTCACCTACACGTTCAACCCAATCGACGCGCAGCACTGGCTCAAGGGGAGGTTCTTCGACAAGCCGCTCGAGGAAGGCCGGGCGACCGTCCTGAAGACCACGTACAAGGACAACGCATGGCTCGCGGCCGAGGACCGCGCGGAGATCGAGGCGCTCAAGGACGAGGACCTCACCTACTACCAGATCTACGCCCTCGGCGAGTGGGGCGTGATCGGCAACGTTGTCTTCTCGAACTACGTCATCGAGAACTTCTTCCTTGACTACCAGGATTTCGATGCGGTCTTCCAGGGGCAGGATTACGGATTCCAGCATCCGTTCGCCTTCGAGTTTGTCGGGATGAAGGACGGCGAGCTGTACATCTTCGACGAGGTTTACAAGCGCCAGCTCACGAACCCCGAGCTGATCGAGGCCTCGACCGCCTACCTCACCGAACGCCGCACCTATGATCACGCGAAGGCCGCATCCACCATCGCCGACAGCGCCGAGCCCGACCGCATCAAGGAGTGGTTCGATGCCGGCTGGAACGTCACTGGCGCGGTGAAGGGGCTGGGGAGCGAGCGGTACGGCATCGACTTCCTCAAGCATCACCGCCTGCACATTCACAAGAACCGATGCCCTGGCATCGCTGCCGAGATCCCCATCTTCAAGTATCGCGAGGATCGCAACGGGAACGTGCTCGAGGATTTCGTGACGTTCAAGAACGACGGCATCGCCGCCGTTCGCTACGCCACCGAACCGCTCATGAGGTCGACTCAGCACAATCACTTCTTCATCAAGCGAGGGGGGGTGTGACTTGGAAGACATGAATGCTGCCCTCGCCCTGTATGGTCGCCAGCTTCGCTTCTTCGAGAAGCATCCGCTGCGCAACCGATCGATCATCCGCAAGCTTCGCACGCGCGTGCAGGCGATCCAGGAGACGCAGCGCGACGTCACCAGCACCTACATCGCGGGGCGTCTCGGTCTCACTTCGGTCGTCGACAAAAACAACTACACGAACTATGAGGCCCAGGTCGAGGGAGCGTACAAAATGTACGACGGCCTCGCCGACTATGGTTCGGAGGTGCTGCCCGCGGTCGCCGACATCCGCGTCGCGTTCATCGCCGGCGAAGGGGTGTCGCTGTATTCCGAGAACCAGCGCAAGGCAAAGTTCCTGGAGAAGTTTCTCAAGTATAACAACCTCAACGGTTCGAAGCTGATGGCGGCGGCGCTCATGGGCGAGCTCGAAGGCCGGGCGCTATTCGTGCTGGCAACGAACAAGGAGAAGAAGAACGTCGACGCCCGTCTCTTCTCCTGGTACCTGAGCAAGTACACGGTCACTCGCGATAAGGCCGACTACGAGAAGATCCTGAGCATCACCTATCAGCCTGATGGCGAGGTGGAGCCGAAGAAGATCGACATTGAAAAAAGCGTCTACGTGAAACTCGGCGGCTCGAACTACAAGGACGACAACGCGACCACGAAGCTCGGGAAGTGCCTCACGCAGTGCGAGAACGCCTCCCGCGCGGCCTTCGATCTGCGGAAGAACACCCACGTCTTCGGCAAGATCATGCCGTACTGGGAGACCGCCAACGGCCAGGACGCGAAGACCATCAACGATGGCCTCGCGGCCAAGTCCTTCGAGATCGGCGACGGCTACGCCGGCCCAGCGAAGATGAGCCTGCTCGAGCCATCGGGGACAGCAGCGGACGCCGTCATCAAGGACATGCTGAACAACCTCCGCTACGTGGCCGCGATGACCGGGGTGCCGATCCATTGGCTCGCGTGGCCCGAGCTCATGAGCAACCGCGCCACTGCGGAGAACATGCTCGAGGTCGTCTCCGCATCCACGAAGAAGGAGCGGCTGATCTGGGAAGAGAAGATCACGGCGATGATGGAGAAGGTCTGCACGATGGCGGTGGACGCCGGTTTCGAGGACAGAGCGATCCTCGAAAACGATATCACGGTGAAGCTGCCGCTGATCTCCCTGGCATCGCTGCAACAGCTCATCGACGTGTGGACCCCGATCTACCAGGAGCGCCTCATCTCGAAGTTCACGTTCCGGAACATGCTCCCGGGGGTCGACCCCCTGAAAGAGGACGAGCTCGTGGCCAAGGAAAAAAAGGAGGCCGCGGAGGATAGCCCGTTCAACAACGAAACGGCCGAGCAGACGCTCGCGCGCCTGCAGCAGCCCCCGCAGCAGCAGCAGCAGCAGCAGGGCGGGGCCCAACCGCAGAAGAACGCATTCCCACAGAAGGGCGGCGCGCAGCCGCAACGCACAGGAGGCGAATGATGGGCTCGATCGAGATCCGCCAGGCGCTCAAGGCGCAGGCGAAGGAAGTAGACAAGGGATTCGTCGAGGGCGAGAACGCGAAGCTCGTATCCACGCACAACCTCGTCGCTCCGCAGGGGGTGAAGGACGCGCCGGCCGCGGCCGGGGCCGCGGCGGCGGCGCCGAAGCCCGACCGCGTCTACGAGAAGCTCCTGTCCAAGTCGGACGCGGAGCTCGCGCGGATCGCCAAGGAATACAAGGTCGAGGCGGGCGACCTGAAGAAGCCCGCCCTCGTCGTCGCGATCCTCAAGGCGGCCGGCTATTCGGGCGCCGACCTCGAGCCCGCGAAATAGAGAGGTAACGTCCGATGAAGCCTGAACAGGGCGAGATGGTTCGGTCGCGCATCATCCTCCAGAACAATATCCAGGCGCTCAGTGGCGTCGACATCATGGCGATGCTCCCGCCCGCGGTGCTCGCCGATCTGAAACAGCGCGACCCCCACCCGTTCCTCCAGGCCTATTCGATCTGTCACGAGGGCGTGAGCACTCCGACGCTGCTCGGCGATACCGCGCGGCCGATCCACTGGACGCGGAAGGCGCTTCAGTCGATGAGGGCGTTCGCGCTCAAGGGCATCCGTTTCTTCCTCGGCCACAACGCCGACAACTCCACCGAGGGTCGCCCGTCCCTCGGCGAGATCGTGTGGGACGGGCAGAAGGAAATCGACGGCATACTGCATCACGTCGTCATCGGGCATTTCCCCGATCGTTCGAAGGTGCAGGCCCTCGACATCTGCTCCCAGGAAGGGGAGTGGACGTTCTTCGAGGCGGCGGGCCAGTGGTTCGCGGACAAGCTGCATGCGATCACCGGCATCGCCCTCGCCAACTCACAGACCGACCGGCCGGCCTTCGCGGGCGCCCGCAGGCTCGCGATGGTGCAGGCCATGGCCGATGGCGACGAGGAGGATGACGATCCCCCGCCGCGCCGACAGACCCCCCCCAAGAAGGAGACGAAGAAGATGAGCGACATCGACCTGAGCACCGTACCGTTCAGCAAGCTCGTGCAGGAAATGCAGACGCGGCAGACGGTTCCGAGCCAGCTCTTCAAGTTGGAAGACCTGAAGAAGGACCCCGCTTTCGCGAAGGTGTTCGCGGACAGCGAGGCGCTGGACAAGACCGTCAAGGAACGGGAGGCGGAGCTCAAGAAGCTCAAGGACGAGAAGCTCGCGGCCGACAAGGCTCTCGCCGCGACGACCGCGAAGACGCGGTTCGAAACGATGGTCGATTCCATGACGCTGACGCCGAAGCAGAAAACGTTCGTCAAGGAGTCGTTCCCGAAGCAGATGGAAGACGTGAGCGACGCAGCCCTGAAGACGTTCATCGAGGGAAAGCTCGAGGACTTCAAGGTGGCCGCCAAGGCGTTCAACGTCACGGACGAGCTGCCCGCCCAGGGCGGCGCGCAGCAGAAAGCAGGGGACAAAGACGACCTCACGAAGGCCGCGAACAATCCCCTGCTCGAGGAAGACGCGGAGATCGCATAGCTCCGCACACCACTTCTGATCGGAGGAAATCATGGGACCTTTTCTTGCGAAGGACGTCACGATTTACGACGAGCTCTGGGACGTCGAAGCCGCCAGCGCGGCGACGCTCAAGGGTGACGCCGCGGTCGTGCAGGACGTGTTCGGCTTCTACGCCAAGGATGCCGAGTCGGCGACGGAGGAGATCTCCTTCATCTACCGATGCCGGCAGGTCCAGGCGGACAAGAAGGTCGGCACCGGCGAGGCGATCCTGGCCGGCGACCGCCTGTACTACATCGTCGCGGACGGGAAGGTGTCGCCGACGGCGTCGGGCACCCCGGGCACCGACTCCTACTTCTGCGGGTGGGCGAAGAAGGACGCGGGAGCGCTGGAAACGACCGTGCTCATGAACTTCGACGGCACCCGCTACAACGAGACGCTGTAAGGCGACTCGGAATCCACTCTCGGAAGGAGCACATGCCTTGAAAACTTCCTACATCGCGAAATCGGACGACCTGCTCTTCGAGACCATCGAGAAGGGTCTCGACAAGGGTGATCGGGTCGCCCTCGGTCAGGTCCGCGTCGCCCTGCAGGCGTTCCTCATGCGCCCGAAGGTCGAGGTACGCAAGCGGATCCAGGGGCTCGCAGCCATCAAGCTGCAGGCCATCACCGGCGTTTCGACGGACTTCGCCAAGCTCGTCAGCGACGCCTTCAACGTCACCATCGGAGCCGACAACTTCGACCTGGGCTACCAGAGGGCGTTCCGCGACGTGCCCCTCGGCACCCGCCAGGACACCTGGGACATCTACGATGTCCAGAACGGCCTGACCTTCCGGCTCGTGCCCGAGGGCGACCGCATCCAGGTCGACAGCCTTAGCGGCTCGCTGGTCACGGCGCACGTGGACTACTACGGTGGAGCACTCGGCTGGACCGACAAGATGATCCGCTACCGCAAGGTGGCGGCCATGGTCGACATGGCCCAGATCTTCCGAAACAAGTTCTGGTCGAACAAGGCCGACAACCACTACATGCTGCTGGCGACGGCGGCGGCGACGGCGGGCCAGACGACCACCTACCAGGGCGCGGCTGCCGATGGCCAGCTCCGGCGCGACATCCTGACGATCAACGAAGCCGCCTTCCAGCTCGCCGATCGGTGCAAGGACAAGGGCTACGGCGACACCGCGAGCCTTCCGCTCGTGCTGTACGCCAACCCGAAGGACAAGGGGCGGATCCTCGCGGCGTTCGCCGCGACGACCGGCCAGATGACGAACGTGGCGGGTGGTGCAGTGGCCATCCACTGGAACATCACCCCGATCTTCACGTTCAACGCGAACATCGTGGCCGACCACCCGATCATCGTGCTCCCCGGCGCGAAGATCCAGGCCGCAGAGGACATGCCCCCGACCACGTTCACCGCGCCCAAGGACCCGCTGACCCTCAACGAGGTGCAGTCCGTGTGGTCGATCTACGGCGCGGTCGTCGCTGACACCGATCAGTGCCAGCGCATGAACCTGTCGTAAGCGAGGGCGAAAAGATGTCTGCGCCCGTCGTCATCGTAGGAACCAACAGTTGGACCACCATCACGCAGGCCGACGACTACTTCGCCGCCTCCTACGGCAGGGCGGCATGGTCGGCCCTCACGCTTCTTCAGAAGACGCAGCTCCTCATCACCGCGTGTCTCTGGATTCGTCAGCAGTCTACGCTTTCGGTCCCATTGACAGACACGACGGCCACCGTGAGGAACGCGCAGATGGAAGCCGCGTGGTTCGTGCACAACTGGTTCGGCGAATACGAGAAGCGGCGGGCGCTCATTTCCAGCGGAGTGAAAACGTTCAAGGTCCTCGACTTCTCTGAATCCCTCGGGGAGGTGACGTTCCCGGCGTTCATCGCCGACATGCTCTCGGATTACGCCGTGAGCACCACGCATCAGTTCCCGCGTATGAGTCGCGATCTGGAGGCCAACGCGAGCAATGAGTAGCGCCGACGAGATCCGCCGAGCACAGCGCATCATCATCCTCAAGGACCGCCTGCGAAGGGTCACGGAGTCAATCGACCGCGTCGTGCGGGAGATCGGCGCAACCGCGGAGACCTCGAGCGCCTACTGGGAGCGCGTGAACATCCGCCTGCGCGCCGAGTATCGCATGGCCCACGAGATCATGCGCGGATGGGCCTCGAGCGAAATCCAGCGTGAGTACCTTGGAAAACTCTCGGCCGTCATCCGCGACATCAAGGGCCGCGTGATCCGACCCGCGAACCCCGTCGACTACAAGGCCTTCAGCAAGAGCAACAATACCAAGCAGTCCCTCGCCGCGCTCCTCGAGGAGACCCTCACCGCGTACACCACAGGCCTCGTCGCAGGGCAGGCGACGCTGATCAGGGTGGGGCGCCTCACGCAGCAGGTGCTCATCTCCGAGGCGAAAGTGAACAAGGCCATCGCCTCGGGGTTCTTCGAATCCGGGAGCGGCTCCGTCGCGAAGCGGCGGCTGCGGGATGCGCTGCTGAAGAAGGCCCTGGACGGCAAGTATGTCGTCGTCGTGGACAAGAATGGGGAGCTGCGGCAGTACGCGGTCGACAACTACGCGGAGATGGTCGCGCGTACGAAGCTCGCCGAGGCCTCCACGCAGGCGGTGCTCGATACCTCGGCGACCGTGGGGAACGACCTCGTCCAGGTATCGGCGCACAATACGAAGTGCGAGATTTGCGCCGAGTTCGAGGGGAAAATCTACTCGCTCTCGGGAAGCGATCCCGACTTCCCCGTACTCTCTGACGAGCCGCCATTTCACCCCAACTGTCAGCACTCGATCTCGATCGTCTACAAGGAGGCGCTGCAGCGCGACGGAACCCTGTCGAAGTACATCGACTTCTCCAATGGCGAAAGCGATCAGCACCCCACACGCGGTGGGTGGATCCCCGTCGCCGATCGCGAGCTGCATTGATGCTCGAGCTGCAAAGCCTGCTGCGATCGGTCCGCAAGGGCGAGGCTCGTCACACGCGCCCGCAGCGCCCACCCGACAACTGCCTCACCATCCGCGACGTCGTCAAGATGCGCATGCAGCAGGACCCCGACATGAACGGGGTCGACGCGACCTGGCTGCGCATCCAGCTCGAGGCCGTCATCAATGGCCAGAGCGCCAAGATCGGGCCGTTCGACGGAGTCGATGGCGCGTGGAAGGACGAGCCCTGTTTCGTCCTGGGCGCGAGCCCGGGGCTGCGCAACGCCATGAATCAGGGTTTCCGCTTCGATATGCTCGACGGCTTCCACACGATCGCCGTCAACCACGTCATCGAGGACTACCCGCGCGCGGAATGGCTGCTTTTCCTCGACAAGCGATTCGTCGACATCTGCAAGATCAACCTCCTGCGGGATTACAAGGGGCGGATGTTCGCGCACATCAAGGCCCGCCTCGAGCCCAGCAAGCGCGTGACCGTCTTCTACACCCAGGGCGACGGCCCCTCCGAGCATCTCGTCCAGGGGCTTTTCACGTTCATCTGCAGCGGCCTCAACGCGATCAACCTCGCCCTGATCAGCGGGGCCAACCCGATCTACCTCATGGGCCTCGACACCGGCGGCCAGACCGACGACACGATCTCCACCCACTACAAGGCCGGGTATACGGGCGAAGTGATCAAGCCGGGCGGCATCGAGAAGTTCAAGCGCCGCGTGCCCGAGGTCCTGCTGCGGTACGCGCCCTACGCCGACCGCTTCCGCAACGTCGACCCGCTCGGGAACATCACCGTGTTCCCGAAGATCAGCGTCCGCGAGATCCCCGAGCTCGCGGGGAAGTTCGCCGCATGAAGGCGCTGCACGTGGGCACGCTCCCCCTCGAGCGCATGGGCGTCATCACGCGGATCCTCGTGAGCGGTGGAGCCGGCGAGCACCGGTACACGACCATCGAGGAGTACGGCAAGGCCGCCCTCGAGCCGGCGGACGTCGTCGTCCTGCACTGCTTCAAGGCTTCGTGGCAGTGGTTCCGCGACTTCCGCGCTCCCGCGGGCGCGAAGCTCGTGTCGTTCGTCCACTCCACGCCCCCCTGCGTGCCGGCGCAGGCCTCCGATGCCGTGGTGGCGCTCACGCACGCATCCGCCGACCAGGTACGGAGAACGACCGGCGCCGTGCCGCTCGTGATCTCGGGCGCCCTCGAGGACCACGAGGAAGGCGCGAAGGCCGACCTCGACGGCCAGGTGTTCGGCACCGTGACCCGCAACGCCCCCGGGAAGCTGCACCCGCTCTGGAACGAGATGGCCGCGGAGGTGCTCGAGGCCCTCCCCGGGGCGAGTCTGCACATGATCGTCGACAATACCGAGGGCCTGCTCGAGCATCCACGGGCCACGTACGACACCACGATGCCGATCGGGACCCCCACCTCCGAGAAGCTTCGGCGGCTGCGGAAGCTCGCGGTGGCGGTCCTCGCTCATGGCGACTTCGAGGAAACGTTCTGTGTGGCAGCCCTGGAATGCATGGCGGCGGGGCTGCCGGTGCTCTACCTCTACCAGCCCGCCCTCCGCGAGGTGATAGGCGATGCGGGGGTCTGCTTCCACTCGATCGACGGGTTGAAGCGCGGGCTCCTGCGGTTGCTTGCCGACGAGGCGCTTCGGGTGCAGATGGCGTTCAACTCGCTTCAGCGGGCGGAGTACTTCAGCCGGAAACGGATGCTGCTCGCATGGGATCGGCTACTGGAGGGGGTGACCCGATGAAGGTCGCCGCCGTCACCTGCGCGCGCATGGACAGCGAACGCTTCCCGGGGAAATGTCTCGCGCGCCTGCGCGGGCGCCCGCTCCTCCAGTACACGATCGACTTCGCTCGAACGATCGGGTGGCCGCTGTTCGTCAACACCTACGACCTCACGATCATGCGATACGTCGCGGCTCAGTGCCCGATCATCTTCGAGCCCGAGCGTTTCTATGGCGAGCGGCAGGAAGGCCTTGGGTTCGAGATGATGCAGTTCGTCAACCGCATCGTCGATGCCGACCACCTCGTGCTCCTCCAGCCCACGCACCCGATCCGCGACGTGTGCGCGGTCGA